TGGCGTGGTAACCGTCATCTCCAGGATGTCGGGCACGACCCCGATCCTCGCGCCCTGCACCTCGTAGGCGACAGCGCGCAGCTGCATGCCGGGGAAGTAGTCGCGGCGCATCAGTAGGCCCTCCTGGCCTGAATGGCTCCCGTGGTGCCGGTGACCTGGAGGACGATCTTGCCCTCATGGTTCGGGGTGAGCCGGAAGCCCTCGGGGGACATGCTGATCTCCGCGGAAGCGTTCACCGCACCGTTCAGCGGGTACCAGCGCTCAGACACCTGCCTCCAGGCGGCATACTTGCCGACGTCAATGAGGAGTCTCTGCCCGGGCTCCATGGTGCCCCGCCAGGTGATCGACGAGCCGGATGTCTGGTCGACGATCGTGCACGTGTTTCCTGTTGGGGTGAGCTTCAGGATTGCATCGGAGATAGGGGCGGCGCCCCCAGCTAGTCGGGACAGGTCATTCAGCTGGGCCTCGATGGCCGCGGCGTCGCGCCAGACACCCTCGACGGCCTCGAAGATGACGGTAGTGTCGATCGCCCATTCCCCGTACCGCCAGGACGGCTGGGACACGCTCACGAGCCGCACGAGAGCCTCCCTGGGGCTAGTGCCCACAGGGTGGTGCTGGAGGGTGGCCAGCTTGTTTGAGGCGCGCAGACGGGCCATGAGGGCCTGGAAGTTGCGGTCCAGGTCCGCACGGTCTGCACCTTCAACCATGAACGCCACGGTCACCTTGAATGTGCCGACCTTCAGGCCCGCCCCGTCAATGATGCCGCTGCGGAACGGGACGTCCGTGGACTCAAGGCGCGGAGAAGGGACCGCGGGGAGGAGGGTCCCCTCCATGACTCGCCACTTCCCCGGCTGGTCCAGGTCAACCCCGTTCAGGGAGTATTCACTGCTCATGCCACCATCCTAGATGCTCGCGGCGAGGCGGATGCCATCGGCCACGTCGTCGCGGGTCTTCGAGTCGCGCTGCGCCTGCGGGTAGTTGTTCACTATCGTCACCGACCCTCCCTGCTGGCGGGACCGCTCGCCCTGGATCGTGGACTTGGCGATCGAGTTGAGGCGGTCCTTCGCGGGCTTCGTCTTCTCGAATGAGGCAGACACGGATGCCGCAATGTGCGGGGCCACGTCCTTCTGGAGGTCCTCCGTGAACCCCTGAAGAGACTTGCGCACCGCCCCATACTGGGACTCAAGGCCGTTGATGAACCCCTGCATGACCAGCTGGCCAGCGTCCTTCAGGATCACCCTATCGACAGGGGCTGGCCCCTTCCATGACGGGAGGTACGAGGTCAGTGACGAGAGCTTGTTCTGGACTGCCGAGAACATGGAGCTGAGGCCGTTAATGAAGCCCCGAATCACGTTCTGGCCAGCATTCCAGAGCCACGACCCGGCGTTCGAGAACACATTCTGGATGTTTACTGGGATGTTGCGAACCGTGCTCATCATGCTATTCACCCAGCTGGACACGGTGCTCACAATGCCGCTCCACATGGAGGACGTGATGCTCCTGACGTACGACCAGCCGTTGCTGATAAGGTTGCATACCCAGTCGATGGCACTGGAGACAGTCGAGGTGATCGAGTTCCATGTGGACTTGATGCTGTTCCACACGGAGTTCCAGGCAGCTCGCGTATAGTTCTCGATGGTACTGCCGAATATCTTGACTAGGCCCGCGAGGATGTTCCAGACGCCTTCACCGATCGTCTTGATGCCATTCCAAGCCCCAGACCAGTCGCCCTTAATGACGGCCATCACGGTCTGGAGGACACCCTTGATGACCTGGATAGCGCCCGTAGTGGTCGCCACGATCGTGTTCCAGATGTTCATGGCGAGCGGCATAAGCCACTGGAGCACCTTACCCACCAGCTGGATCGCCGGAATCAGGGCCGCTGCCAGCATCTGAATAAGGGAAACGAGCGGAGGCAGAATCTGCGGCAGGTACTCGGAGATGATCGGAGCCAGCTGGGCGATAATCTCCGCAATCACCGGGACGAGCGCCTGAATCACCGGCAGGAGGGCCGCACCCAACTGCTCGATGACCGGGACAAGGATCGGAACCAGCTGCTGGAAGATCGGAGCCAGCCCCTCCACCAGTTGCGCCACCAGGGGAGCGATCGCCTCCAGCAGAGTGCCAGCGACGGTGGCGATCGCGCCGAACGCCTCACCCAGGGCAGGCATAGCGGGGGCGAGCGCCTGCACAGCCACGAGGAGGCTGTTGAAGAAGTTCGCCAGCCCATCCTGGAACGCAGGATTCTCGAGGGCGGTAGCGATCCCCGTGAGCGCCGTGCGCAGCGTCTCCCCAATGAGGGGGAGGATCACGCCCAGGGTCGGCTCGAGGGACACGAACGCCTCACCGAGCTTACCGACACCCTGGAACGCAGAGGAGGCCGCCTTCCCCATGGAGGAGAACAAGTTCGTGAGAGTCGCCTGGAACAGGGGGCCGTTCACAGCCTTGTTGGCCTTGTCCAGAGCTTCGGCGATGGAGTCGATTGGGGCAGACCCGTTAGCCATGGCGGTGAATAGTCCACCGATGATACCACCCAGGTCGATCGTGATGTCCTTGAGGGTACCGAACGCCTGCGCGGCCTTACGGATAGACTCCTCCATCTTCCCCGAGGCGGCAGCCTTAGTTGCCCACTGCTCGAACGAGGCGGCCAGGTTGTTAGCCCACTGGGCGATGCTCGGCAGGAACTTCGCGCCCACCTCACCCATGGTGAGGATGCCGTTCGTGAACGAGGCGGCCCCAGTAGAACCGATCGCCAGAGCCTGCGACAGGTAGGTGAGCGACTGCTGGAAGCCAGCGATGTGACCTCCGGCAGCGCCCGCGATAGCGGCCGTCATAGACCCCAGGTTGGAGGCGATCGACTGGAGCGCCGGGGAGAGCTCCTGGAGGGCGACGTTAGCGAAGTCGCGGATCGGCTGGGCGGCCTGCTCCCAGTAGGCGCCCGAGATTTGCGTCTGAAGGTTCGCGAACGCTGGGCCTAGGTCCTCGAGGACAGTCTTCGCGTCCTTCAACGCGACGATCAGCACCCCAGCGCCAGCGGCGGCCGCACCGAAGATACCCGGGAGGGCCAGGAGGGCCGGAGTGGACTTAGCGAGCCCCACACTCAAGGAAGCGAACACGCCCAGGCCGGAGCCGATCACCGACACCGCACTACCGATCAGCGTGGACACGGTACCGATCTTCACGGCCGCCGTATCCAGGTTCTTCAGGAAGTCGTTCAGGTTCCGGCCGATCGACTCGAAGACGTTGCCGCCCGCGAGGGCCTTCAGCTGAGCCGCCACACGAGCCACGGACGCCTTACCAAGACGCACGTTGATGTCCACCCACCGGGATCGGGTGAGGCGCCTAAGGTCAAACCGAGCCTTGCCGTCATCCAGGTCAGCGTTGATGGTGGCCTTGCCGTCGAGCTTGTTCAGCTCGTGCTTGATCTTCTTCTTCTGCTCCTCCGAGAGCTTCGCGTGCACATCGACATCAGCCTTGATGGCCGCGATACGCTCCTTGAGCTCCTTCTCGGCGGCCTGATCCAGTTTCGCCTTCGCGGGGATGTCAGCCTTGAGCTTGTTCAGGCGCGCCTGGAACTGACGAAACGACCTCTCGTTGACGGTAAGGCCCGCCTTGACGTCCCCAGCAGCGGACTCCACGTCCCTCTTCAACTTAGCGAGGTCACCGGGGCGCACCGAGAGATTGACGGAGGTACGTATGTTGTCGAGGCGCTCCTCGAGCTTCTTCTTCTGCTCCTCCGAGAGCTTCGCGTTGACCTTGACCTCGGACTTGATCTGCTGAATCTTCTTCCGCAGAGCCTCCAGCTGCCCTTCCTTGAGGTCGACCCCGGCCTGCATTCGGGCGTCGGTTCTAGCGACCTGCTCCTGGGCCTTTTTCAGGGACTCCTTGTCAAGCTGCACGTTCGCGTCGAACGTGAGCTCAAGGTCCTTGACCTGCTTTTGGATGCGCTTCAGGTCCTTGCGGAGCTTGCTCGCAAACTGGGAAAGGTCCGGTACGACCTTGACGGAAAGCTTACCGACTGCCCCCTTACCGGCCATCACGAACCTCTCAACCTATAGCCGCAAACAGGGCGGCGACACCAGCAGCATCCTGTGAAGATACTACCACATCGGCCCCACTGGAGTTGGGTCGCTCAATCATCTCCGAGTCCTTCAAGACGGCCTTGTTTACGGCAGTCCCCTTAATCAGCAGGGCCAGGCGATCCAGGGCTTCCGATAGTCTCTCCGAGTCATGCGAATACCCGAACCACTTCTCACCACCCAAGCCCTGCGCACGGTACATGGACCACGGCTCATGCGGAAGGCGCTCAAGGAGCTGGCTCACGAGGCGCACCCGATAGTCACCATGGACGTCAATCCGGTACAAGGCCCAGAAATCCGCGGCGGCCTCCGGGTGCTCCTCGAAGAACTCATCTAGCCCTTGGCGCCTGCGGCTTCCCCCGCGTAAGCCATAACCAAGTTGATGACATCCTCAAGGTCAGCCTTGTCGTAGAACGCATCCCACGCGTCGAGGTCCTTGATGAAGCCCCCATCCTCCAGGGCCCCCATGACGTCAGCGAGCACGAGCAGGAGGTTCACGGAGTCAACATTGTCTCCCATGAACGGCTCAAGTACGGAGGTGAGACGCATGCGCTTCGACGGGCGCAGAGCATGCGGCGGCACGAAAAGGTCATGCCCCTCAATGGACGAGAACTCGGGAAGCTTGTCAGCCTTCTTGGTGGCCATGCTGGTTTCCTTCCAATGGGGTGTTCGGGGTGTTGGAAGGGGCGCCGCCACACACCCCTACATGGCGGCGCCCCTAGTATATCGGCCGTCAGTTGACGGTGAACTGCTTGCCGTCGGAGGCGGCAACGTTGTTCGTGACGACCACGTTCGTAGCGCCAGTGTTCAGGCCGCGAGGAACGTAGGTGGTGATCTGCGTGGCGGAGTCCTTCTCGAAGGAGGCCACCTTGTCGCCGAACTTCACCTCGCGGACGCCATCAAAGTTGGCTCCAGCGATGACGACCTTCGCGCCGACCGCGCCGGAGGCGGGAGTCAGGGTGGCAATGGTCGGCTTCGCGGTACCGATACCGGTGACGGTGCGAGGCTCGAGCATCTGGACGCGAGTCTTACCCGAGTTGGGGGACAGGAGCGTGCCCGCGATCTTGACCTCAGTGAAGTTGTCCAGAGACAGGGACGGCATGTTACCGGCCAGGGAGACGCGGCGGAACAGGTAGCCGGAGACGATGCGACCGTCCTCAACGACAACGAGGATGGCGCGCTCACTGGAGGCGTCCAGCTCGATGTCCCAGGCGCGCTTCGTCGGGTCGTAGGTGGAGCCGGGGAACGCCACCTTCATGACGTCCTCGCCGAGGTTGACGGCGTTGATGGTGACCTTGTTGGTGACGTCCTCACGGGTGGAGCGGACGCCCTGACGGTCCCAGGTACGCTTCGTGGAGGTGTCGCCACCATCGGACTCGAACTCGATGAGGTTCTCCGAGGAGGTGTCGCCAAGCCAGGTCCAGCCGGACGCCTCCAGGGTGGTTCCGTCACCGAACACGTACCCATCGAGATTGGGGGCCTCTGTGTCGTTCACGGCGTAGTACACGTGCCCGCGACCCGCGATCTGAATCTTGCTGTTTCCGAGGTTAGCCATCAGGCTCCCTTCCTGGCCGTCACCTGAAGGGACGAAACCATATTGATGTAGTCGGCTGTCGTGCCCATGTCGGTTTCCGGCGTGGGCAGCTGGGTCCACTCGATGTAAGTGGCCCAGCCTTCGGAGGTCTCCATTCCTGACCTCCAAGCTTTCTCAATGGCCTGCACGAGGGCATCGGAGGCGTCTGACACCTCATCCCCGTCCGGGCCGGTCATGTACAGGCGTGCCCTGATCTGGGTTGCAGCGAACGTCGGCCCAGACGGGTGAATGCGCGAGATCGTCATCTGGACGCGGCACACGAGCTCGTTCATTGGGTCATCCACGTCACCGTGGGTGCGCCACACGATCCGGGAGAGGATCGGCCACTCGTCTGCGTAAGCGGCGGCAGCGTCGCGCACGTACCTGTAGATGAACGGGAGAGGGTTCACGTAGGCCATTAGAACCCCCCGTTCGCGTGCACGACGCCACGCATGATGTTCAGGCCGGGAACCCACGTCCTGTACCTAGCTCCCTGACGCCCCGATCGGCGCCCCTGGGCATCCTGATACACGTAGTGGCCGAACTCAACGGCCGCATCATGATCTGTGGATGGGGAGATGGACCAGTCCACCTTCCCCTGCTTCAGGCTGAACGAGGAGGATAGCTCCCCAGTCTTAATATGGGGGGCGGCGGCAGCCTCGACCTCGGCGAACACCTTCGCGGCAGCGGCAGCGAACTCTGGCTGTCGTGCCACCACGGCGGCAATGTCCTCATGCACGCTCTCGTTGTCGTAGACCTCGATCATCGGGACTCCGTTCCGAGCGTGTCGCATCGGACACTGAAGTGGTGCGTCATAGGGGAGGCATCATAGGTGAGTGGCTCGCCCGCCTGCTGGAACGTCTTCCCCACCAAGGCGTCGGGCCCCTTGATGATCTTCACCCACGAATGCGGGCCTCCCGGCCACTTACGGCCAGTCCCCATGATCTTCAAGGTCGTCTCGTCCGTGAGGTCGCCGCGGATGACGCGGTTCTCGGTGGCCTTCAGGGCGTTACCTGCGGACGGCTGCACCAGCACCTTGTCGATCACGAAAGTCTCCCCCCGCTCGAAGCGGCGGCCAGTGCGGCCCTCCTTGATGACAGCGAGCGTCACCTCCACCACGTGGGGGCCATTCTCCAGGTAGCGCCCACGACGGGGCCGGAACCCTACCACAGCGTCACCTCATCCTCGTCATACACGGGGTGATCCCCGGCGAAGTCGAGGGCTGACGGGCCACGCAGGTACGTAGGATCAACCGTCAGAGGCCCCTCCAGGGCGCCCAGGAGGTGCGTGCGCCGCGCATAGCCGTCCATCTCAGCCCCGGCCACGCCCCAGCCGGACGTGCCAGCCTGAAGGGCCCGCCAGTCGCGGTCGGTGATCTCCAGGATGCCGGACGCGACAGCCTGATTCACAGAGTAGGTGTACGTTCCCTCAGTCTCATACTTGTAGAGGCCGCCGCCAGGTGCCCTGAGGACACGGGAGACCGACTCAGCCTCCACCATCCGCATAATAATGGAGAAGCTGTAGTCCACACGACACCGGTTCACAGCGTCAGGCATGCGCGACAGAATCAGGGCCTCAGCCCTATCCAGAAGAGCCTGCACCCAGACCTTCTCATCGTCCTCCAGGTACCGCATAAGCGACCCTTGAACATCATCCAGTGTTGCTACCGTCACTTCTCCACCTCCTCAGGAAACCAGGCCACGGGGTGGCCGCCAACCAAAGCGCCGGCGGCCACCACCCGGGTCACTTGCTGGTGATCTTCACGAACGCGCGCGGGTCACGCAGAACCCAGCCGAACTGGGCCTCAGCGAGGATCGCGCCCATGTTGCGGTCGAAGAGGTCAACACCACCGGCGCGCTCGGTCGCCTTGCGGTAGGTGATGGTCTCAACGAAGCCGAGACGCAGAGCGTCCTTGAAGTCGCCGCCGATACCGAGGAGCTTCGCGGCCGGAACCTTGGCCTTCTCGTAGCCGGAGACGGCGCGAGAGTAGGTGGCCGGGACACCCAGGACGGTGCCGAACTTCGCGGTGATGTCGGGTGCCTGCTGGTAGAGCGGGCGGCCCTGAGCATCCAGGGCGTTCACCAGGTTGCTGCGGAACTTCGGGGCGAGGAGGAAGTGGTCGAAACCGAACTCGGCCTCGTCAGTGTCGTCCAGCACAACCTTGTCGTAGGCGGCGGACAGCTGCTTGGTGAAGTAGCCGGTAGCGGTGGAGGCCAGGTCGAGCTCCTGCACCTTCGTGGTGGAGGTCAGGGCCTCCTTGCCGGTGATGGCGGTACCAGTGTTCGCGTCGATGCCGTGAATGACGGCAGTGTCGATGGCGCGAGCAATGGCCTCACCGAGGGCGCGCTGGATGCGAGAGTACTCGCCCAGCGGGTCAGCCTTGGCGGTCTCCTCCGAGTAGAGGATCATCACGGCGGCCTTGACCGGGGTGACGGTCTTGACCTTGCTGGACAGGGTGGCGACCGGCTTCAGGCCACCCTCCTGGACGATACCAGCGGTGGGCTGACCGACCGGGATCGGAATGGCGGTACCGTTGATGGAGACGGGGACACTACCGGCGAGGCCCTGAACGACGGACCCCTTCATGGCGTTGTCCCAGATGCCCTTTACGACGGTCTTGGGAAACGCGGCCTCGTTCCCAGCATTGGCGCCGAGAATCTTGGATACTGTCTCGATCTTGGCTTCGTTGTCGGGGTTGTACGCGGGTGCAGGCATATGCCCTCCTTACTGGTCTGCGAGGCCGAAGAACCCGAGCGCCTCGCTCAGGCCGTCATCCTCGGTCTCAAGGTCTGCATCCACCGCAGGGTCGCGGGGGACTGAAGGCGCGGGCGTAGCGTCTGCCTGCTCGCGCAGCGTGGCGAGGGCGTCTACCTGCTCCTGCCACGAGTCTTTGTCGCCGGTGAGGAATGAGGCGAAGCGGGCCGGGATGTTGGCCTTGGCGAGGATCGACTCCTTCTCGGAGAGCTCGGCGGCGGCGCGCTCTGCGGCCTCCTTCGCCTCCAGCTTCTCAGTGAGGGCGGCCAGCTGGGCTCGCAGTTCGCTCACCACATCCGCAGGAGATTCCGCATCATCCTTCGGCGCCTCCTCCGCAGGAGTAGCCTCGTCCGCCTCAGAACTCTCAACGGGTGTCTCCTCGGGCTGCTCGATCGGATAGTCGGTGGTTGAGATGGGCCCGTCAGTCTCTTCAACGACGGAGGGCTCAGGTGCGGGGGTGTCGCTCATTTGCGCTCCTTCAGCTTCTCCCGGAAGTACTTGTCCATTGCGCGCCGAGCGTCCACTCCGTGAAGGTCCTGGTCGCGCACAACCTCATTGTACACACGTTCGAATCCGACCTGCTGATCCTTCCCTTCCCAGTGCTTGGAAGTGAAAACGGGCACACACGTGCAAAAACATCGATCATGGAATCTGTTGGCCCGAATGCCCGCCGACTCCGATGACTTATAGACCGGGCCACGGGATGCGAGCATCGCACAGAAACCGCAGGGTCCATTCTTGTTGGGGTGAGTGACGCGAGCGAAAGCGAACGGGCGAGCGATCAACTCGCCACGGGAATTGCGGCGGTACTTGTCCGGCACATCCGAGAACACCTTCATACTGCGGTGGCGCTCCTTAACGAGCCCCTCCTCGTCGAGGGTGCGCACAGCCTCCTCCACCCTGTCAGCGACCTTCTCGAAAGCCTCATCGAGCGTCATGCGCTGACGGCGACGCCCTTCAACCTTCTCCACATCCTCAACGATCGCCTTCTGGGCGCTCTCGGAGAACTCTTCAAGGTCCTTCGCCAGGTCATCCAGGGCACCCTCAATGAGCTCAATCGAGGACGGGGCAGTATCCACCGCGTCAGCCACCGTTCGGCGCGCAGCGGCCAGCACATGCCCCTCCAGGGACCGCTCGAGGCGCCTCATCCCCTCCGGAGACTTCAGTGCACCCTGAGTGCCGCGAATCGTGCGGGCGATAGTCTTCGGCGAGTACCCGGGCTGGGGAGGAATCCACGACTCGGGCGCCCCAGCCTTGCGGGCCTGCCCCCGCAGGAACAGGGCGGCGGCCGCCCACGCCTGCTTCCTGGCTTGCCACATGAGCGGGGTCAGGAGGTCCCCCACATGCTCCACCGGGGGAGGCTCAGGGAGCCCATCGAACGCCTTGAGGGCATCCTCGGCGCGCCGGCGGAACAGCATGACAATGCTGCGCAGGATGCCGTAGAAGAGAGCCTCACTCACCCTCAGGGGCCTCCTCCGCGTCCTCAGGCGCCTCGGGAGCCTCAGGCATATCCAGGCCCGCATCGGCGTCCATCTTGTCCCCGCGGGCCTTCTCGCGGCGCAACTGCTCCGGAGTGAGGTGCAGGAACTCGCGGGCGGTCTCATCCCCGATGATGCCCTGGCTGTGGGCCTGGAGGGCGTTAGCCATCTGCGCCGAGGTTGAGGGAGCGGCCGCGTCACGCCACGTCACCTCGAGAGCCTCAAGCCCCTCCAGTGACATGCCATTCGCCTGCGCCACGATGCGGCCAACGCGCTCCAGGGCGTCGCTGAACTGGCGCTGCTTGTTCTCCGCCCTGGCGATGAGGCGGTCCTTCGCCACACGCAGGGCCTCCGCGCTGGTCGGGTTGTTGTCCGAGGAGACACCCATCATCGACGGGGGAATGCCCGTCATGGCGGACAGCTGGAGTGCGTAGGACCGGTACGTGTTGATGAACGGATCCAGGGCCATGCCGGTCAGCTGCTTCACGTCACCGCCGGAGGGAATGGCGATCAGGTTACCCATGTACGCCTGCATCTTGTCCGGGTGCTGCGCCAGCATCTCCGCCGCACCATCACCAACGACGGCGCGCATGGGAGAGGAAGCAACCTCCTGAGCCACCTGAAGGTTCGTCAACGTGCGTGAGGCGGCGTCGATCACAGAGGTAAGTTCGCGCAGGTCAGAGCGCCCATACTTGTCGGACAGGCGAGCCCGATTGAACATGGGGACGATCGACGCACCCCACTGGTCCTCACGCCCCAGGCCGACACTCTTCCAGTCATACTTGCCTTTGACATAGAACTCCACGCCGTCGGGCGTGTAGTAGGTGGCCCCCACATTCCCGTCGTCACGCCGGTAGAGGACCACACCCTCCACAACCTCGCCACGGAAGTTGATGCGCACACGAGCGTGCTTCGCATCCACAGCGCGGATCGACGCGAACTCATGCTCATCATCCGGTGGCGCAATCACCCAGTAGGCCGCGCCAGCACTAATAGCCTCCGCGGCAGCCAGGTTAAACTGGGAGTCCATATCGTTCGCCTGCCACGTCTTCCGCAACAGCTCAACCACGCCAAACTTGTCATCATCCGCGACGCGGTACCCGTCGGGGATCAGAATCTCGGTGAGGACATCGACAGCCATCTTGGCGAACGGGGCTTGAATCTCCAGGACGCGCGCCTTCGCAGGGAGGCTGATGCCCACCGCGTCAAGGCGCCGCTTACCCTCGTAGTATCCCTCATAGGCGATGGGACGGTAGGCGCCCGACGCGAACTTGGAGATCATCTTCTGGAAGCTCACATGAACACCTTCCATTCACCTCGCGGAGCAGTCAGGTCTGCCCACTCCTTCGAGTTCTTCACATGCCTATACAGCATTCTAGCGCCGATCATGCACACGGCGAGGTCGATCTTCTTCGACGACTTCGGGGACTCCTTCTTCACCGACCAGCGGCCCTTGAACTCATTCACGCGACAGTTCGACACGTGCTCACCCAGCGCAGAGTCCCCGTCATGCGTGAACGTCTGCTGCTGAATCTCCGTGAACGCCGTCTCAGCCGCCTCCGCGAACTGGTACGCGTGCGACCTCATATCCCACGCGATCGGGGACGCAGACATGCCACCACGCACCGCAGGGACGATCAGGCGATCACCGAAGTCCTCCGGCCACGCGGTACGAGTGAACGACTCCCACTCGCGCACGTCGGCCCAGAATGCGACCACGTTGTAGGTGTCGAACGCCTTCCTGACCCCCGCATCCACGGCAGCCACATTCACCACGCCAAGAGGCTTCTCCGGCTTCCAGTGCCCGATCTTGAAGATGTGCCCATCCTCCATGCAGCAACCCACGAGGGCGGTGTGGTCGTTGGATTTGGAGCCGTCGAAGAACATGACGATCCGCTCGCCGGGCTCCACCTTCCGGTCCGGCTTGCGCAGCTGTGTCCACTCCTCCAAGGTGATCCAGGACGCCTCAGCCGCGTTCGGGCGGTTCAGGAAGAAGCGAATAGAGCGCGACTCGGGGTACTCTGGCGACCAAATCTGCTCCTTGATCGACTCCAGGTTCACCCACGGGCAGTCCTCATACACGTACTCCAGGGCCTTCGTGAGCCCAACCTGCCCCTCCTCCGGCTCATCCGTCAGGACCGTGTTCGGGGGCGCTATACGCGCATCGTAGAGGGTCTTCGTCTTACCGCGCGTGAGACCATCCTCCTGATCGCACCACGCCTCGAAGATCGCCTCAGCCGACGACTGCTCACCCGGCACCCACGCGTTACAGGTGCCCATGAAGCGGCCACCCATCTTCGCAGCGTTCTGCTGAATCGTCTCCAGCATGGCGGGCCCTCCCTGAGCGGGAAGCCAGTGCTCCAGCTCATCCCCCACAACGAAGGACACCTCACCACCCTCCATGGAGTGCGCAGAGGACGTCATCTGCTGAAGCTTCCCCCCACCCGGCGTCTCAATGAACGTCTTCGCCACCTCGAGGTCATACTTCCGAGCTAAGGGACCCTTCTTCTGACAGAACGCCCTGACCATGCGGATAGTATTGGCGGTTTGGCTTTCCGATGTAGCTACGATCTGCACGAGAGGCATGCTCATAGGCTTGGCGCGCACCCCAAACGGCTCATGGCGATCGAATCCGTCGAACCGGCAAGGGCCTAGAAGCTCAAACAGGCAGAGAGCGGCAGCGAACGGGGAATTGTGGGTCACCACCATCGTCTCCCCCATCAGATACAGGCCATCCTCAGCCGCCACGGTGATGCAGCGGGCATCCACCGGGGCAACCCTACGCACATCCTTAATGACGCGCGGGATAGGCTTCCTACGCTGCTCCTGCACCCGCTCCGCACGGCGAGGCAGAGTGACGAGGTTCTGATGCTTGTATGGCTTGAAGTTGAGCCTGTAGCGGGGGCCAGTGACGCGCCCATAGAGCTTTGCTTCCGACTCGCGGACGTTCACCTTCACCCCCATGGATCGGAGAAGGAACGCCATGCCGTCCGCGATCTGCTTACGTACCTGACAGTACTCGGCAGCACCATTCTTCTGAACGTAGCCGTCAGAGTCCATGAGCCCCTGAATCAAGGCCCGTCGCTGCTCGATGCTGGCATACAGGTAGACCTCCGGGATGTGTTTGTCATCCAGTACGCCAGCCCTACAGAGATCGGCAGACAGCTTCAGGATGCCGACGCTACGGCCTCGGCCACCTTCTGTCTTGGCGCGAACTGCTCCAATCTCATACCCGGCGGCACGTATGCGCGACCTGATATGTGGAAGGTCGTCCACGTCGCAGGTAATTTGACCATTCCCGGTGGAGCCATCGCCGAGCCAGTAGCCGAGAACCCACGGATCGACCGGAAGGTCACGTTCAGGGAATTCCAGGGGCTCGGTCTCAGGGAGGGCAAACTTGCCCACGCCAGCCTTGGTGGCCTTCGTGGAACCCTTGGTGAGTGGGCGCTCAAACACTAGCCCCTCGCGAGCCATGGCGCGCACGTCGAGAGTGCGCCGCTTGCGCCTGCGGGAGCCAACGAACTCCTCGACGGTAAACAAGTGCTCCCCCGATGTGGTCAGCACGGTCCCGTCAGAGATTTCCACTTCCCAGGTGTCCCACTGCCCTACGGGGTGCAGCTGCGTGACGCGAGTCGGCTCTCCGGAGGGATGGAACACGTAGTCTCCTTCACGCAGAGTGCCTATCGTCTTCCATCCATCCGTGGTCAATATTTTGTGACGTAGATCACTTGCCTTACCGGAACCCTTGCTTAACCTTCTAATTCCCTGCCTATACGTAAACCCGCCCTTATGATTCAGGGCGTAGAAGTGAGCAAGGAACTCGATCTGACGATCCGTCGGGATGAACGGCTGACCTGCGCGCGGCCCGTTAGGCTGGATGAGGTTGTCCATCATCCATGCGGCAGCATGGTAGCCGAGCGTCCGCTCAGGGAGCTCAGTGGGGAGCGTGTCGGTTCGCTCCCGGGGTGCGGGGAGCGTCTCGGTCACTTCGCGGCCCGCGCCTTCGCCCACGCCTGGAGAGCCACCACACCCGCGGACTCAGCCTCAGACTCGTCAACGCGGTTGATCTCGATCTGCACGCGCCGCCGATCCCCCTCGGTAAGGAGGAGGCTGGTGAGCATCGTGTTCACGGCCGCCAGCATGGTGGGGGAGCGTCGCTCATGCATCTTGTAGTTGGAGAGGTCGTCGCAGGCTGAGTAGAGGACGATCCAGTCGGAGGGCTCGTAGTAGCGGGTGAACGTGGACTGCTCCACTGCCTCCCACAGCTTCTTAGCGATCGGGTGCCAGTCAGGGTCAGGCTTAGGAGGCTTCACCTGCTCGGCGACCACGTTCACGGGCTCCACGCCACCATTGAGCTTCCTCGCCTGAGTGGTGCGGTGACCCTCCGTGCTGCGCTTCGGGATCGGTCCCTTAACTCCCATCGTCGTCTCCTACAAGTATCCGGGGTGTTTCGTTTTTGCTCGCGGGCCGCGAGGCTTATTGCGGCCATTATAGCGGCGCTTGCGGGCCTCTACGGATTGCTGTTGCGTCCTGGCCATATGGCAGTGCTGGCACAGGCTCCTAAGGTTGTCTGGGACGTGCGGGCCATCGGGAAAGATGTGGTCAACCTGATTCGCCCTAGCGCCACAGAACACACAGAGGCCGCCGTCGCGCTTAAGGACCGCACTCCTGATCTTCTCCCAGTCCTTAGGGAGCTCCTTGCGGCGCCTGGATTGCCTACTCCACGCCAACAGTATGCACCCGCCACAACTCGACAGTAGCATCCACGCCCATATTCTTAAGCACCTCACCCAACCTGGACTCTACCTCATTGCGCTTCTCGATGAAGTCGCTCTCTGCGGCGTCAAACACATCCCCAGGTACGCCAGAATCTGCACAGCATGCCATGTCCTGAAGAGCCACGCGCAAGCGCTGGATAGAGAAGAGCGCCTCCCGCAATGCCGGATCGTCGATCATTCATCCTCCTCGGCACACACATTCGCAATACGGATGACGACGGACAGACCAGCCAGTTCCTGCGCGAGGTCAGTGATTGCATTCTCGGCATCAATGCGGGAAGACAGGTACGTGTCCCAGACGTCATCGATGAACGGGTCGCCGAGCTCCAGTGACTCGCAGTCATCGAGGATTGCTTGCGACTCTTTGAGGTGCTCAAGCGCCACACGAAACCTGTCCACCGCCGAGGTGAAACCATCAACACTCATCACAGCACCTCCAGGGAGACCTGCGAGTCGAACCCGTACCGCTCACCCACGAACATCTCCAGCTGATCCTCCAGAGCCTCCCGAGCCTCCTGGACGCGGATAACCGCCCCATCCTGCTCTGCGTCACGCCTATGGGCCGGAACATCCCACGCACCACACTGGTCAGCATCATTCAGGGAATCACGCAGCTCATCCGCAGCACAATCCATGGCCGCCAGCGCCACCTTCTCATGTACCGACGCAGCCCTCTCCACAGCGCTCATCGCACATCCCCCGGGTAGGTCATGGACACACCCTCATTCGAAGGGGAGCCCTCACGGATATCAAACAGGAACGACGGCTTAGCGTCCTTCCCGCCAAAGTAGGCGTGCTGGATAGACAGGTAATCACCCGGGTACACGTAGAAGTCCTGCTGACCCTCATTCCTGAAGATCAGAGTCCCATCATTCGTGCGCTCAGGGTGATTGTCGCAGAGGATCACATCAACCTCAGGGGCGGCCTTGTCACCATAGACTAGGAGGTAAAGCATCGGTCTTCCTTTCACCATGCGCTGGAGCGCTTGTTGGACGGCAGGGGGCAGGGCTCGATACAGGGGTGCCCCTTCTCGAACAGCTCACGGACGGTGGGGTAACCAGAGCGCCCCTCCTTTACGCAAGGCGAGCAGCATCCCTTCGAAGCGTAAGGACGCGTGCCGGGCCAGTCCTTCACCGGGGCTCGAGACGGGCGCATCTTCTGCCCACAGGCTGCGCACAACTGCTCTACACCCCAGTCAGCGGCCGACCTAGCACCACTGTCGCCCTTCTTGCGGCGGTAGCAGGAGTTGCAGAGACCCTTTGCGCCGTATGGGCTGGTTCCGGGGAACTCGCGCTCGCTCGTGTGGTGGGGGCGGATAGTCGCCTCGCACACCTCACACCTGGGTGGGTTGTTGACCCAGTCGATGGCTGCCATGTTGCCCTTTCGCTTTGGCTGACCAGCACAGTTTACCACGCCAGGCATCTAGAGGCAAAAGGCGGGGCCCGCCCAGGCATACGCGAGAGGAAAGGAAACTCAATCGCGATCCATCCGGGCGGGCCCCTATCAGCGAGACCAGCATAGCTGGACGAGCGATCCGACGGCAAGCCCGCGCCGCCAGAACGTCGCGAAGTCGCCTAAGCCAATCTGAGCGCCTTTCAACACCCAACCTAGGCCAGCACACACACCCGCCCCCGTTCGGCCGCCCACGAGCCTCCCAGTGGCCTTCCCGGCCCACCCTGGCCCCCGCCGCCGCGGCGCAGTTCTCTCTGGTGAGTGTTGACCAACTAGAGACGATCAACCCAACGTAACCACAACCCAACCCACTGCTTGGCTCTAGAGCAAGGAAGCCTTCAAGGTCAGGTTCCGTCTCGGTACAGCGAGGAAGGGCAAGGACGACGAAGGTGTCTCTGAACGCTCCAACTCGATCAGGCGACCAAGGATCAACTAGAGCCAGGTACGTGACTAGCCAACGAACCACCTCCTCGTCCTTGCTCCCGTGGACCAACTGGACCGAAGGCCAAGGCGACGACCAAGGACCAACGGTCCGACGGTCGGAGCGAAGCGAAGATCATGGCTTCGCGCGCACGCGCGACTAAGAGTTCCCTTAGGGGGTTCCCTTTAAGGGGTTAGTTGGCACTCTCGTGCAGAGATGTTTGCACTCTCGTGCAGAGATGTTTGCACTCTCGTGCGGGGCCAAGGGTAGGGGTTGACGCCGTAGGCTTTCTGGGCTAAGATGTTCTCATGAGACACATTGACCCACTCCGCGCAGCCATCTCGCATCCAATCACCATTCCCGCCACCGCACTGACCCTCAAAGGTCTCACCTACCAGGTTGGCGACACCTTCAGGAACAGCCGACACTTCGACCTTCAACTGCAAGGCAACGACCACCCCATCGTCCCCTGGGTAGCCCTCTCAAACCTGTCCACACAGTATGAGAACCTCTACTGGGCGGCACTAGTCGCACCACTGCGCAACTCGCGCTCCAGCAAGCATGAAGGCTGCACCTACACGCCAATATGGGATGGAGGCCGTGTCGTAGGAGTGTCGGCCCGCATCTCCTCCACCCTGCCTGTAACGGCCGGCGTGGGCACGCGCCGGAACTCAAAGCTCATCCAGTATGGGCTCATCTCCACGCGCGGCAAGGGCTCTTCCTATGAGGTCACTTTCCTAGCGAAGCACCCCGACCTCGCTGAGGCTGTCATCACTGGCTTCAAGTACACCGCCGCCTGTGCCAACGAGGAGTGGCCAGAGGAGATGGGGGAGCGTTACATCTCCGCTGCACGCGAGGTAGACGAGCGCGAATGCCGCCGCCTACTTGCCGAAGCAAACGAGGAGTGTCGGCAGGCGGCCAAAGCCTTCGGTATCACTGAGTAAAAGAGCGGGGGCGCCAGGCCCATGCTAACCTGGCGCCCCCTAGAGAACACGGAAGGAATCATACCATGCGCAACTACGAATCGGAAGCCGCTGCACTTCGCGGCTTGAAGCCCAGCACCAAAGTCCTAGCCCTAGTGCTCGCGGCCCGCATGAATGACAAGAACGACGACTGGCCGGGCCGCCCCATTTGCTGGCCCGGGCTCGCCACCCTCGCCGAAGACACCGACCTCAAAGAGCGAGCCGTCCGGTACGCCATCGACGAACTAGTAGAAGCCAAAGTGATCCGCACCTACCGGGAGCGCACGCCCGGAGCCCGCTGGTGCCACAACGTCTACGAGTGGACCGCCCCACTATCACCCAACTACCGCCCCGACTGGATGAAGTGCCCCGACACACAGAAGTACACCGTCGGCGCCCGCCTCAGCGAAGAGGGGTGGGAGTACTGCGAGCAAAACCAGGTCGGCCCACATGTCGCCGCAGCGGAGCACCCAGAGTTCGTCCTCCCCGCCGAGAAGCCTGAGGTCGTCGACGATGTCACGCTCGACACGGTCGCACACGCCTCGTCTGACACTGCACCCACAGAGGATGACGGCCGGCTCCCCATCGAGACCCCCGAACCAGCCCCCAAGCCACGCAAGAAGACCACGAAGACCACCCGCAAGACCGCCATCCCTGAGGACTGGCGGCCAGATGAGCAGACTCTCACCCGCACCCGCGAGCGCTACCCCTCCATGCCCATCGACATTGAGGTGGATAAGTTCGTCACTCACTGGCTCGATAAGGGCGAGAAGCGCGCCAACTGGAACCTGACCTGGAATAGGTGGTGCGCCAACGGCAACGGCTTCGTCAATGGCGCATGGGCCCAGTCGGCCGCCGCCGGGGCACCACAGGGCACACCAGCCGTCAACCCCAACACCGGCAATGCAGTTACCAAGGAAGACTTCTGGTACGCATGCGAGGCGCATGGCATCGACCCGCGCCCTTACGTGAACTTCTGGAAACCCATCATGGGCATCCCCGGCGACACGGGGTGGGATGAGTGGCAGGCATATCTGGACCGCCACACCGGGCGCGCCTAACCACAGCACGACAAGGAGAACGCCATGACCTACACATTCGACGACATCGACGAGCTCGACAACTTCATCCTCAACCTCATGCGCTCAGGCGGGACCGGCTACTTCCGTGGAACGGAGGTTCGCTGTGACCACCGCCTCGGCTCCCGCAAGTGGACCATGTACAGCCCCAGGATCACCTCATTCACTGCCGACATTGGCCCAGACGACCTGGACTACGCGCGCGAGAAGCTCACAGCAGCGGGCATTCTCGACAACCCCAGGGCTTAACAACCCTGCCCAACCCTGCCTACAGTAGGGGTATCAGCACAACCGAAAGGAACCACACATGAACACCACCAGCCGCATCGACACCTTCGTCAGCATCCTGCGCGAAGCCTGCAAGGCAGGACAGCCAACCGGTTACGCCAGTGACACCCCCGCAGATAAACTCATCACCCTCACGGGCAACGTAAGCGACCTCTGCTGGGAGATTGCGGCCACCGCCAAGCAGGTCGACCCGTCAAACAAGATCATCACAGCAGATAGCATCAAGTACAACGC